GATGGATCAAATGGCTCGAGGCGCGCAGCCACTTCCTCCAATTGATGTTTACGGCAGACCAACAGCGCCGCAAGGTGGGGCGATGGCCGCACCAGCTGCACCTGCCGCGAAAGCTCCGCGTGGGGGCCGAAAAGCTGCACCTATGCCACCACGACGTTCAGCAGAAGCTGCACAACCTGCATGGGAAGGTAATTTGAACTACCATGTTACAAGAGCGATTGACGCCCTTTTAGGCCAGAACGAAGCTGAACGTGGACGCATGGCGCAGCAGTATTACGAACAAAATCCGTATTAAGGGGTAGAAAATGGCGGGAGTGCAATATAATTACGAACCAATTGATCCGAATGCGATTTCGGATTACTTGAACCGTGACTATTACACACCCACTCCGCAAGGCGGAATACCGCTTCCCCCTCGCCGCCCGCCGGAATTGTATGGGGTTCCGGGAAACGAAATGCAATACAGCCCGGAAGAGCGCCGGGATTTGAATGAGGCGTATCGGTTGCAAAGTTGGGAAGATCGGGCGCGGAATTTAATGCCTGCCGCAATGCAGGCTTATGTCGGAACAAGGCTTTATCCGGAATTTCAAGACATTACACAGAGGAATTTTGGGCCGTCGGAAACAAATGCTTTGCGTCAAGAGTTTGATCGCAGGGCTTCGAGTTATTACACAGGCGGTTTTGGACTTAACCCGTTGCAAGGATTTCAGAGGGGGCGAATTCCATATGTAAGCCAATTCATGCCTTACGATCCGGCAAATGCCCAACACACCTCACCTTATATAAATTATTCGCAAACAGTGCCTCCCCCGGTAGCAATGGCTGGACCGGAAAGTATGTTTCAAGGCATTGCGCCGTTTACGAGGGGCGCGTATTACAAAGAAACGCCAGAGGGCATAAGGATGAGGAATACATACACCTCTCCTTTTGGGCAGAGAGACGTTAATGTGTTGTTACCAATGGAGCCAAGATGAGAGAGCCTTTGATTAAACTCCCCGGAAAAGGGGCACATGCGCATAAAATGGTTGCGGAAACTGCGCAAAAGATGGCTGAAGAAGTTTATGAAAGCTGGGCGTCGAAAAGTGATGAATTTTATAAAGAGCACCGTGATCTAAAAACTTATGTCTCGTCATGCTGGCCACTATATTTAGATGCGGCTAGGGCTACTTTAGCGCAATTATTGACGACAAATATCGCAGATACCTTGAAAGATCAGATACATGATGCTTTAGTGAGAGACGCGACATTGCGTCGAGGGCGTGAGGGCGTCTTACAAATGAAGAAGGGTAAAGGAGCCTAACATGAAAACATTTTACAACACTATTCTTAGACAGGCCGAAGGGGCCAGCGCTGACGCTGCTCCTGCCGAAGCGCCTGTTGTTGCACCTCCGCCAGTTGAAGCAGAAGCGAGCCCGCAGGGCTCTGCTGAAGGGGAAGGGGAGGCTCTCGGTAAGGCCTCTCCGTCTCCATCTGATAGCGAGTCACGCCCGCCGCAAGGTTTGCTGGATCGTATTGGCCAGTTGACCCGACAAAAGCGTGAACTTGAGGAGCGTTTGCAGGCTATTGAAGCTCCGCAGCAGTATTACGATGCGCCTACAGCCCAGGCTGGTGGTGTGGACCCGAAACAGATCCAGATGGAAATTTACCGTCAGGCACAAGAACTGGCGAAACAGAATGAATGGAAGAATACGACCGATAAGATTTGGAATGAGGGGCTTAGTAAGTATGGGGATTGGGCTCCGCAGTTGAACAACATGGCTCAGATTTTAGGCGGCATTCCGACGACCCTGACAGAGGCTGCTATTGAAAGTGGTGCCCCACATGAGGTATTATACCATTTGGCTAAGAATGTTGATGAGGCTGCCAGAATTGCGCTCCTTCCACCCACCAGACAGGCTGTGGCGGTTGCAAAGTTGGCACAAAACGTCAGCGCACCACGAAAGGTAACGTCGGCCCCTCCGCCGATTTCGCCAAAGGTGCAAGGTATTGGAAGTGCCCCGGCGTCACTCGACGATCCGAACATTTCCATGGAAGAATGGGCGAGACTACGCAATGAACAAGCGATGACTCGTCGTAGAAGGTAGGTGAGGGGCCTTAAACCCTCTCCCTTTCTGGCCGCAGGGTAAGTGGTCTGGGTTGCCTGTCAAAAGACGGTCGCAGGCTCCGTCAGAGAAACAAAGGACTCCCTTTGTGTTTTGGCAATAGCGAGGCGCATAGTGCGCTCAACCCAGAGGACTAATTATGAGCAATTCACTCTTAACTATTAACATGATCACACGCGAAGCTGTTCGCTTGTGGGTCAACACCAACTCGTTCCTACAGCATATCGACACGCAGTATGATGACCAGTTTGCCGTTACCGGCGCTAAAATCGGTCAGTCATTACGCGTTCGTCTGCCGAACGATTACACCGTCCGGACCGGCCCTGTTGCGCAGATCCAAGACACGGCGGAAACATCAACCACGCTGACCCTCGCCACGCAGAAAGGCGTTGACGTTTCGTTCAACTCCGTCGAGCGCACAATGTCTTTGGATGATTATTCAAAGCGCATTCTTGCTCCTGCGGTCAACAACCTTGTTGGCGCGGTAGCTGCTGACGTGATGTCAGGCGTTGAAGGTGGCGTTTCCAACTTGGTCGGTAACTTCGACTCCGCTGGTAACTTGCTGAAGCCTACGCTGGAAACATGGTTGAATGCGAAAGCACTGTTGTCTTTGCGTTCGGCCCCAACTGACAGCCGCAAGTTCATTCTTGATCCTGTCACCATGGCCCGCACGGTCCAGAACCTTTCTGGCCTGTTGAACCCAGCGACAGAGATCTCCGAGCAGTATCGCAAGGGTGAAGTTTATAACGCAATTGGTTTTGATTGGTTCGAAGACCAGACCGTTATCAAGCACACAACCGGCGCATACACCGGCACGATGACTGTTAATGGTGGTAGCCAGACCGGCACAACCATCGTGACAAACGCTCTTGGTGGTCCGCTTAATCAAGGCGACATCATTACGTTTGCTGGCGTGAACGCGGTCAACCGCATCACGAAAGTGTCAACGGGTCAGTTGCAGCAGTTCGTAGTGACAGCAAATGCTGCTGCCGGTGCGACATCGATCTCCATCTATCCTGCAATCGTTCCTCCTGTTGGTGGATCGGCTGTGCAGTATCAGACGGTTACGGCGTCTCCTGCTAACGGTGCAGCGATTGTCACCTTGACGCTCGCTTCCAGCGTTTACCGCAAAAACCTTGCATTCGTTCCAGATGCAGTCACGATGGCGACAGCCGATCTTGAACTGCCAAAGAACATGCAGGAAACTGCAAGAGAGCGTATGGACGGCGTTTCGATGCGTATGGTGACTGGTTTTGATATTAAGTCGGATCAGTTCATCACCCGTTTGGATGTGCTTTACGGGTATGTCTGGGTTCGTCCTGAGTGGGCGGTTGTCGTCGCCGACATCATCTAATCACCAAAAAGGGGGGCATATTGCCCCCCTACCTTCAAGGAGCAAGTAAATGGCTAAAGTTCGTCCTTATCTCGGTGTGTATGAGAGCATGGAATTTCCGGAATATAAATTTCAAGAATATCCGAAAGTTGTCGGATATCGCGATGAGAAAAAGACAGACCCGATTATTGTCGGAGATGCGAAAGAAGAAGTCGATTATATTACTAAAGGTGAGCCGGGCTCTTTCAAAACCCGTGAAGATGAATTGCAAGCGGAGCTTGATAGAAAAGCAATTGAATTGGAATTGGCAAAAACTCAATTAGCTGAACTTAAAGCGCAAAGAGATTTGGCGGAAAGCAGTAAAAAGCCTGCACCAAGCACACCGAATAAACCAGCTCTTAACATAGCGAAAGACCTATAATGGCTACGACCGCGCTCGACATCATCAATCTTGCTTATAAAGACGCTGGTGTGTTGGGCGTTGGTCAGTCCCTTTTGGCTGAAGACGTGAATGACGCGCTTGTGCGAATGAATATGATGATCGCGCAATGGCGGGTTAAACGCTGGATGATCTGGCACCTTGTCGATAAAAGCGTGGTGTCAACTGGTGCGCAAAGTTACACTGTTGGTCCGGGCGGAGATATCAATGTGTCCGTTCGGCCTGACAAATTGGAAAGCGCGTTTTTTAGAATGCTGCCGGGGGCTAATGGCACACAGGCCGTGGACTATCCGCTGCAACTTTTGTTTTCATATGAAGATTATGCGAGGATTACACTCAAAACATTGGTGTCGTTTTCGCAATGTATCTTTTACGACTCCGCGTGGCCGATGGGTAGAATTTATCCTTGGCCGTTACCGCAAGCAAATCTTTACGAAGTTCACATCATCTTAAAGCATGTTCTGGATGAATTCACAGACTTAACGTCGACGTTTAATTTTCCCCCAGAATATCTTGCAGCGCTTCACTACAATCTTGTGGTAAGAACTCGCGCTGCTTACAGGCTTCCGCCAGATCCAACTTATGAAGGATTGGCGGCAGATGCGATGCAAACAGTTCGCTCCGCAAACACTCAAATCCCAAGCCTTGTAATGCCGGATAACTTGGTCCGTCCGGGCGTTTACAACATTTACAGTGACCAAACGAGGTAACTAAAATGGCACTTCCAGATCGTTTTCCCGGTGGTTTTCGTCTTACAGATGGCAATGCTCTTGACGAGGCGCTCGGCGCTCCGCAATGGCAGACAAACTACGGCATCACCGCTTTAGGCACAGCATTAGCTTCCACCACACCTGTCCTTTTGCTTGGAGCAAATGTTGTAACGACATCAACGGCTAGTAATTACGGCGTTGTGCTTCCAAATGCTGTCGCAGGTAGCGTTGTGTATTTTTACAATGCAGATAGTGCTGATGCTGTGACCGTGTTTGGTTCTGGTTCTGACACAATCAACGGCACGGCTGGCGCAACAGGTGTTTCGTATGCCGCCGCAAAACGTGTGCTTTTCATTGCCGTGGACAACGGCGTATGGATTGCTAACGTCCTCGCTGCATCGTAAGGAGCACGTAAGTGCCTCAGATCCAACTTGTTCAAG